AGTCAGTATCATACTGTCTTACTATAGGACTCCATCTTGTTCCGTATTCATCAACAGCAGTTCCTATGTTATCATCTTCTAATCCATTGATAACAAATCCAAAAGGAGCCATGTCTTGTTCTAGTTGATCTTGATTCTCTTTGTACATTTGTTCTCTGATATCATTGTTTGTAAGTTCTTTGAAATAAGTCTGGTCTGTACACCAACCAAAAATAAACAAACACGCAACCATATCATCATTACAACCATCATCTGCTTCAAATGATGAACCCTTTACAATAAATGTAGATAATTCGTTGATTGTATCAAAGTCTTCTATAACTATTTTATTATCTTCTACTAATTGTTTTAGATTAGAACACCCTATACTTTTTACTGCCTTAGTCGTTCTCACACCCAATTGAGCTCTACCACCAGAGAATCCACCACCAAGTATTTGTCCAGCACGACCTCTCATAGATGCCATAATCATATTATCGTATTCCATGTCATAGTGCATTGCATTTGCAACTTGTTCACCAATGTCATTGACTTCTACCAAAACAAATGCAGTATTATATACTTTTGCGATTTGATGTATCTTTTGTGGAAAGAGTAGAGGTTTTATCTCGTTATCTCTAAACTTCGCAACTATTCTATATGGAACAGAACTTACATCAAAAACAATAAACGCAGAGTAATCCTTAGATGTTCCTCTTGCAACGTCAGCTGTTATTAAGTATGTGTGTTCTTGTTGTGGTAGTTCGTATATGTCAACACCAGCATTAGATTGTATGGGTGTCTTATAGGTAAGAACTCTTAGTTTTGATGGAGATATCAAGGTATCTATAGAACCTAGAAACTCACATTCAAACTCTGTGTTAAACTGTTGTTCACTCGTATTTGCAATAGTTTCTTTTTTCCATTTCTCATCACGGCCTGGAACTTCTGACCAATGAACTTCAATAGGTATATAACTATTTCGTTTTTCCTCTGCATCTGTCCATATTTTATAGAACATATTCATACCATGTGGTGTACTTACTATCATCACTTTTGTAGATTTTCCAGAAGAAATCGTAGGATACACAGAACTAAAAAATTGTTCTGCAACATTTGATGGTACATAAGCAAACTCGTCTAAGAATATGATGTTGTAACTTCCACCCCTCACAGCACTCGCAGAGGTCGAGGAAGCAAGTATTTTAGACCCATTCTCTAGTTCCAGAGAACCTTTATTCCAAGACATAACTCCTTGTTGTAACCAATGAGGGAGATGTTCGTATGCAAGTTGCAGTCTACTTAACAAATCTCTTGCAGTCGCAGCCTTGTTTGCAAGTATAGCAATATTCACACTAGGGTTAAATAACGCATAGTGTAATAGATAAGAAACCATAACAGTAGATTTACCAGACTGTCTGGGTAGTTTACAAATAGTAAAACGATTACTGTGAAATGTACCAACCATTTCTTTTTGAAAGGGGTACATCTTAAAAGGTACTAAACCCTCATCAAGTGATACAATTTTTACATAACTCTGTATGAAGTACAGAGGGTCTTCCATACATCTCTTGTATTCAAATAGTTGTTTCTTAGTCCATTCTTGTTGAACATTTGCTCGTTTAAGATTAGGATTTCCAAGATATGTAGCATCACTCATCACTCTTACCTTTTAACATTTTTTGGAGTTCAGCAGTTGAACCAACAAACAATGCATTAGTGACATTCTTGGGTGCAGAATTAGGAACTTCTTTAAGTTTTCGCATTTTCTCTTGTAAGTCACCTAATTTCTCCGTAACCTCAGCCACTTGTTTAATGAGATTTCCAGCAACTTCATATGCTCTTGGGTGTTCACCCTCTTTTGCAAGTTCTAAAATACCTTCAATAGCATCTTGACCTCTCTCCACAAGTCCGTAGAAATTTTCTCGTTGATATTTATAATCATTCTCTATATCATCTTCATTACTTTTGACAACCTTTTTAGGAACTACAATATTATTTTGTTGAATTGCAGTTTCTACTGGGTCAAAGACTCCAAGAGCTTTATCTATATCTGAAAATGGGTTTTTCATAACTAACCTTTTTTAACATCAGAACCACTAGTTGTATCATAATTTTTTGCATCTTGAAAGAAAGAACTAGTTTCATTAAATCCAAAGTCATCATCTGCATCTGCACTCGCAGGCGTAGGTGTAACTGAATACCTTTGTTCTCTTGTAGGTGTAACTGCTGGTAGGTCTGTATATTGATCTACTTGTACAGTTTTGATAACACTTGAAGAAGTGACTGGGCCGTATAGGTAAAATTTCAAAGTAAATGCAAGTGTGTAGATTATTGCTCTACGACTCTCAAAGTCACCTTGATAGTTATCTTCGTAAGAAACACTATTTAAAATAATAGGTACATCTCGTTTGATACCCATATCTGCCATATCATTAAGTGTAAGTGTATAATCTGGTTGAAAGTAAGGAAGTATTTGTTCTACTATCTGTAACGCATCATCAGAGTTTTTCGCCATTGCGTACAAAGTAATGTCCATGTTATATGGAACAGGCATAAACTGTGTGTCTAATTTATTTGCATCTGAACTAGCTGATTTTACTTTTTTGAATTTCTGTACACGATTTAGTTTTCTTGTTGCATCATATGTCAATGAACCAATTTCAAAACCTAGTCGTGGTAAAGTAATTGCAACTGCATTTGCAAGAGATGGGTCTTGGTCTAAACGAGTTAACCATTTTTGTTTAGGCCCATATGCAAGTGGTACTTTCATTGCCTGTGTTACTACTCCAGAATTGTCCTTACGAACTATCTGAAGATTATTAAACATAGTTCCAAACGCAACGATTACGTTTCTAACTGTCTCGTGATAAAATTGTTGTCCTAACATTATGTGGCACTCCCTACATCACCAAATGGATTTGATTCAGTAAAATCTAATACTGTATCGTCAAGTTGGTCGAATAATTCATTTTGTGAAGTCTTATCCGTAACATAATCACCTACTATGTAGTCCTCTGTAATTATGTATGAATTTGTTCCTGTATCTGCTGCATTTTCCAGAAGAACAGAACCGACTTCGTTTTCAAGTGTAATCTGATATGCTCTCGCATCTGTACTCAAATCACCCTCAATTGCATCAATAGTTGCAATACCTGTGTCCATAACTTCAGATGCATACTCAAATTGTTTACATCTTAATTTATATACTGGGTTATTGTCCAGTTGATAAAAAGGTTCGTCATGGTCTACAAAATTAATCTCAAACATCTTTGCAAAAACTGGGTGATAAACTAAATCTCCCTCTTGTGGCCTGTCTGCATCAGTTGTTGCTACATCTTGTAGTATGTAATAGTTACCAGTAAGTGTTGTAAGATTAGATGAGTTACCAGTTTGGTCTATACTTCCATCTTCTAAAGCAATAGAACCACCACCTTCTTCTAAATTGATTTGACTATCCATTTCTTGAAATCGTTCTTTAGAAACTACGAATGTAATCTCGTTACGATTCTCTAAACCAAACTGTGAGATGATTTCTTTGTCTCCACCGAAACCAGCTCCATCTTCTACATACATTTCGATTGGTTCAGCATTTGTGTATTTAGATAATGCATCTTCACCCAAAACATTATCAAGTGCAACAGTTTCACGATTGACATAATATACATCATGTCCATAAATCTGGATTGCTTCCTTGACTAGATTCTGATATAAACTTCTCTCCGTTGCGATTGAGTGAAGATTACTTGTGTGAAATGCACTATTAACAGCCATTTACTTAACCCTTAAACATATCTATGGGTGGTTCAATTAACATCATCTTTTCTTCTAAATCTCTTATTTCTTCTGTTGCTTGTGAAAATATTTCTGCACCATTCATCTCTACACCACCAAGCATTTGAACTCCATTAAACTTGGAAAGGTTTGCACCCCATTGTCTTTTGATTAGAGCAGTTGCATATCTTTTAAGATAGATATCATCATACATATCTGTGTATGTGTTTGGGTCTAGTTTACGATAACATTCAATAACTAAATATTCGCCTTCGGTAATATCATTATCCCAATCCATATCAATATATAAACGATTTTGGTGTTCTTGGAAACGTAAAGGTTTTTCTCCTACTAAAATATGAGAAAGAAAATCTAAATGTTGCATAGTCATTTCGTAGTGTACAACTGAAGTAGAACTAAAATCATAAAGGTCATTTAATCTAAGTTGATAGCGAATATCAAACATATTATTTGTTGCAGTATTATCAAATGGAAAAATATTTAAAACTGAAATAATAGAAGAAGGCATAGGAATAAAACCTTTACC